GAGTCATGGTCGGTATCGGTATGCTGATGGTTCTTGCGGGTATCGCCGGACTGATTAATCGATTTCGAAAGAACCTGTATACGCCGAGCGTGTTCCATCGCTTTCTTGTCGCGATGATTCCTGCACCGTTCGTTGCTGTCGTCGCAGGCTGGTTCGTCACAGAGATGGGTAGATCCCCCTGGTTGGTTCATGGTCTGATGAGTCAGGCCGAGGGTATCACACCGTCACTGACGGGACCACTCGCACTCACGAGTCTGATCGGATTCGCTCTGGTCTACGCGGTGGTATATGCTTCAGGATTCGTATACATATTAAAGACGGTAAGAAAGGGAACGGACGATGAGAACGGTATATGATGATCACTGCACGATTCACAACACGGATCGTGACAGAACAATGAACGTGGAGATACTTGAGTTCTCGCCGGAAAAGAAGTTGGTGGTATCCGTTGAGAGATCGGTTAAGCTGAATCTTTCATACGATTCGAACCATCGCGTCTACGTCGGATCGATGGCGGGGTTGGAGTTTACCTCTCTCGGTCCTGCCGCTCATACAGTAAACGAAGGGTATAGAAGATGAATAAGTGTTTCGCGTGTGGTGTGTCGTTTAAGGTCGAGTTCGAGGAGGCCGACGCCGACGCACGATTCTGTCCTCACTGCGGTCAGGAAACGATCGATGATGTTCAGCTGATCGAGGACTACTCGGTTGACTCCGAGATGTTCTACGATGACGAAGAGGACGGACTGACTTAGACACAGCCCCATAAATAGATCCATGGCACAGCAGTGGATCTATCAGGGTGAACCCTACGAACCCAATGCGGACGTAGTCTCCAAGGACTTTCCGTATCAAGGGTTCGTATACATTATCGAAAATCTGGCGAACGGTCGATCCTACATCGGCAAGAAGGGATTTACCTTCGGTAAGACTCGTCAGGTCAACAAGAAGAAGAAACGATTCCGCGCCGAGTCAGACTGGCGCGACTACTACGGTTCGTCCGAAGAACTGTTGCGCGACGTCGAGTACTACGGCAAGGGCCGCTTTCGTCGCACTATCCTCCACCTCTGTCGATCCAAGGGCGAGGCGTCGTATCTTGAGGCCTACGAGCAGTTCTCTCGCAACGTTCTGCTGCGCGAGGACTACTACAACACCTGGATCTCCTGCCGTGTACGCAACTCCCACCTGAAGCTCCTGCGCGAGGACTATTCCTGCGAGGAATAGAGTTTGTTCCTGAGTTGATCAAATATACTATATACATACCGTTCGAATGGTAGTATAATAGAATCAACAGTTAAGGAAAGGAGCTACCACCATCATGACGAACCAAGACCTTATGAATCAGTACGCCGACGTTGTGAGCCGTTTCAACGCCACCGATATGGACGATCCAATGAGCGATACTCTCGAGCTTGAGTGTGCTCGTCTCGAAAAGATCGGTGCCGCGCGCGGCATCATCAACGCGATGGAACAACTTATGACCGACATTATGAGTTATGAATAAGGAGAATGATTATGCGGTCAGTAGTAGAAATTCAAGAGGAAATCGAACAGATTGCCGAAGAACAGGAGCAGTATGAGTTCGGCTCTGTGGAGTGGGACGATCTGGAAGTGGAACTGTCTCGACTGGACTGCGAGCTGCGTGAGGTTCTTAAAGAAGTTGATCGTATTCAGCAGGAAGATCTGTATCATCATCGTGACCTACAGAATAAAGGATTAGTGGAATGACTTATCGCATCAATCCGGTCGCCAAGACCATGGCATATGAGCGGGAGCGGTATCGCCAACAGGTGGTCCGTGACCGCACCAAGTACACTCGCAAAACCAAGCACAAGAATATGGAGTTGAACTAATGAATTGTATAATGATATTTTTTGTCGGGATGCTTTGTGGCATTCTTATCGCAGGAGCGAGTAAATGATCATTGTTGACTATAACGGAATCGCGATCTCCTCGGTGGTGGTGCAGAAGCTCGCCATCGATGAGAACCTGATTCGACACTTTATTCTGAACACACTGCGAATGTACAACAAGAAGTTCCGCAAGGACTACGGTCAGATGGTCATTGCATGTGACTCGTCCACTTGGCGTCGCGAGTACTTTCCGAACTACAAGTTCAAGCGTCGCGAGGGTCGTGAGAAGGACGAGGTCGAGAAGGCCAACTGGGACGAGATCTTTCGTATCATCAATACCGTACGCGACGAGATCCAGGAGAACCTTCCGTATCGTGTGGTCAAAGTCGATGGTGCCGAGGCCGACGATATCATCGGTGCACTCGCACTCGAGACGCAGGAGTTCGGTAAACACGACGACGTGATGATCATCTCTGCGGACAAGGACTTTGTGCAGCTGCAGAAGTACAAGAACGTCAAACAGTACTCGCCGATGCAGAAGAAGTTCGTGACCGAGAAGAATCCTAACACGTATCTTTTCGAGCACGTTCTGAAGGGAGACTCCGGTGATGGTGTTCCGAACGTATTCTCAGGTGACAACGTTTTCGCCGAGGGTATTCGTCAGACACCCGTGACTCGTAAGAAGCTCGACTACTGGACCGAGAACGCTCAGGATCTGCAGTCCGTAATGGAACCAGAGATCTATCGCAACTATATGCGTAACAAGAAGCTCATCGATCTCGAGGAGATACCCGAGGATCTACGGTCTGAGATAATAAATACCTATGAGAGCCAGGAGGACACGCCAAAGAATCGTGTTCTGAAGTACCTGATCTCCAAACGTTGTAAAAACTTAATTTCAGATATCGAGGATTTCTATTAAAATGGCCGTGAATAAGATTAAGAACATGAGAGTGGACGACATCCTAGACCGAGTCGCCGAGGCAAAGACTCGCAAGGAAAAGATCGAGGTTCTTCATACCTATAACAATCGTGGTCTACGCGACGTACTCAAGGGTGCGTTCGACGACAACGTTCAGTTTAATCTACCCGAGGGTGCACCTCCGTTCACCACTGGATCCGAGCACTCGTTCGGTACCACACTGCTTAAGCAGTCCAAGAAGTTCAAGTACTTCGTTAAGACACCGAGTCGACCGACCGCAGGTCCAAAGATCGAGATGATCTTCGTCAAGTTGCTCGAGAGTCTTCATCCCGGTGAGGCGCAGGTCGTGATCTGGATGAAGGACAAGCAGCTCGGTGGTAACTATAAAGGATTGACCAAGAAGCTCGTGTACGATGCGTTTCCTGGTCTGATTTCATCGGATTGACTATATACAGTTCGGCGATACTGTGATATAATAATTTAGTCGCCGGCAGGGTAGGGAATATACTCATGTTTCGTGATATCTGGATTGTTTCCGATACTCATTTTAACCACAAGAATATCCTTAACTTTAGGAATCGAGAGACGGGCAAGTTGGTTCGTCCAGGGTTCCATACGATAGAGGATATGAACGAGTACATTATTGATCAATGGAACTCAGTGGTTAAGAAGGGCGATCTGGTATACCATCTCGGTGATGTATTCTTTGGTCCTCAGGAAAAGTATCTACCAATTCATAAGAGACTCCGTGGATCAAAGAAACTGATTATTGGTAATCACGACAACGTTCGGTTCTTTGCTCAGTATGAGCTGTTCGGTAAGATTCAGATCTGGGAACCTCTGCAGAAGTATGGTATTCTTCTATCTCATATTCCACTCGAAAAGGATCAGCTGAAGCGTGAGACGAACGGTCTGCTCAATGTCCATGGTCACATTCACGAGAAGCCGTCACCGGAAGGACCCTATCGTTGTGTCTGTGTCGAACAGACGAACTATACTCCGGTCAACATCGATGAACTGAGGACTACATAATGACTGACCGACACGAATTCTTTAAGAATGTATGGCTCTCCTGTAAGACCGAGGATCAACGGCGTAACGTCGAGAAGTGGATCAATCGTGTCGCAGAACGATTCCCGAGCAAAGAACATGAGAGCATAACTGATTTCATTGACGAGATGAGGTATGCATGGGAACCTAGCAGCGGTCCGCCAAAGGAAGAGGATTATATTAAGACACTGAATCAGTCGATTAAGGATCTAAGTAACCGTGTGTCAAAACTTGAGTGGAGAGTGAAACAATGATCAAAAAATATCTCATGTACTTTGGAGCAATGCTCGGTATCCTTGCGATATGCATGGGCGGTCTTATCGGTGCCGCATTTCTCTATAACTACGTTGTGACGACGTTCTCTGCCACAGTAGTATCAATCACGACCATAGGGATCAGTATTACAATCGCAGCTGCAGCACTTGCAGGAGTGCTCGTACTGATGGACAATAACGACTATGATCTTTGATGACGTACTTCAGGAACTAATCGATCTACACGAGCAGACTCGGTGTGGCTGCGAAGATCCCATCTGCCGTAAGTGTCGTGACGATCGGCAGATCGAGTACAACATCGCGATGGGTCTTCGAGCAGAGGATCCACTCGATGACACCGAACGAAATCAGTTCGAAGCACTCAAAAAGATCTTCTTCCACTCGATGCCCGAGTGGTACCCCGACACATATTTCATCTGCGGAGAGGCCGGATCCAAGGACGAGGATCGGTTACCCGAGTACATCTCGATCTGTCCGGCGTACGGTGTCGGTTGGTCCATCCTGTACAAAAAGGTCGATAACGATCAGTCAGACGATGATCAGCAGGGTTTACAATAAACATCCACTTTGATATAATAGACTCACTATGAACATATTCTATCTCGATAAAGATCCTAAGATTGCTGCTCAGATGCAGTGCGACGCTCACGTAGTTAAGATGGTCATCGAGTCCGCTCAGATGCTCTCGACGGCTCATCGACTACTCGACGGTACCGAGTACTTCGACGAGAGCGCGAACGGTCGCCGTATTCGACGGTGGCGCCTCGACGACGAGCGCGAGGACGTACTCTATAAGGCCGTTCACATGAACCATCCGTGCACGATCTGGACTCGCAAGAACTCGGCCAACTACCTCTGGCACTACGATCACTTCGTCGCACTCTGTGACGAGTACACGTATCGGTACGGCAAGACTCATGCGACCGACGCTCTTCTGCGCAATCCACTCTCGCGACTACCAGAGAACATTCCTCTGGCAGATGAGATTACGGCACCAGCCCTGGCAATCGAGGAGTCGTGTAAGGCTGAGTCCGATCCGGTGACGTGTTATCGTCGGTTCTACGAGACGAAGCAGAATCGATTCAACATGCGTTGGACCAAACGGCACGTGCCCGACTGGTTTCACTTCTACGACGAGGTATACGTACTATGAAAGCTCAGAAACCAGCAGAAGGTATTTCACAGGTCAACGACTTCGGTCACAGTGTATGGTACCGTGTCGAATGCGAATGTCTTGAACCCGATCATAGTCATACTGTAGATATCGGAGTTGAACTTGGTGATGTGATCGTAGAAATCTACACCGAAGTGTCGACTCCATTCTGGTCCAAACGACGCTGGCGTATGATATGGGAGATCCTCACGAAAGGATATGCATCACACGAGGCCGGTATCATCCTTACCGAACAGGCAGCACTAAATTATGCCGAGGCGCTAAAAGAAGCAGTCAAGCGAATAAAGGATCGAGAAAATGAACAAAACATTGACTTATGAAGAATGGCTAGAAAAACATGGAAGCGAAATAAAAGGCAACCCATGGATGTCAGTGGAAGAGCAGATATCTGACTTTCAAAAGTTTCATGGAAAGTCTTTGCAAGATGAGGTTGATAAGATAAATCAACAAGAGTATCAATTATACTTGCAACGAGTCGATACAGGATTAGAAGAATGATTGTCAAGATCGGCAAGTACGTTCACTGGTACACCACGACTCGAGCCGAGGATGCGTATCTTAGGTGGCGACACAAGAAGCATCCCTGGGAGGTCAACGACTCGGACCACGACTGGATCGATAGGACCGTCATGAGTCTACTTGACGTGTGGCAGAACGTGCTGCACTCTACGATCAATCAGATTCAGAGTCGTCGTAAGCAAAAGATCAGAGTAAAGCTCGATCCGTGGGACACGTGGAACGCGGACTATACTCTCGCGTTGATCATTCTGCCCGTTCTTAAGCAGCTACGCGACACGTCACATTCGCATGGTATGGTCGATTCAAAGGACGCGCCAAAGAAACTTCGTCCCTCAAAGAAAGAGAACGAAGAGATTCAAAAGACCGGCACCATGGATTCCAAAGCACAGGCTCGATGGAACTACGTCCTCGGCGAGATGATCTTTGCCTTTGAATCAATCGTCGACGATTCGTGGTCCGATCAGTTCTTTACTTTTACTGATGAGTACGCGACCATGTACGACAAGACGGGATTTGATAAATACAACGAGAGGATCAACAACGGTCTTCGACTCTTTGGTAAGTACTACCGCTCACTGTGGGATTGAATAGCTATGCCGATCTATACATTTCGTAATAAGGACACCGGTGAAGAGTACGAGCTCGCCATGATGGTGTCGGAACGTAAGGCTCACCTCGAGGAAAATCCTCACGTCGAACAAATCATCACAACCGCAAACCAGGTTGTCCACGAACGTGGTACGAATCTAAGAGTGCCCGACTCGTTTCGCGAGGTAACGTCAAAGATCAAGGATACTTATAAAATTAACAACATAAAGGACTACTGATAACTCCTTTATATCATGAGTGTGTTGAGTTCGTTGGTGATGAATCTATCCAACTTCAATAAACCACAAAGGAACTCTGAGTACTCATGCAGCAGCAATCTCAGAAGAAGAAGAAACTCACTCCCCATGACCTGGTCTCAATTCAGCCACTTACCGATCAACAGGAGGAAGCCTTCCACGCCTTTCACAATCACGACGTTCTCTCGCTCCTTGGATCAGCCGGCACAGGTAAAACCTTCCTGGCCTGCTGTCTCGCTCTTCGATCCATCGCCGAGGGTAATCATAAACAGATGCTTCTCGTTCGATCGGCCGTACCCTCAAGAGAGGTCGGTTACCTTCCCGGAACACTCGAGGAGAAGGAACAGGTATACGAACGTCCGTACTATGCGATCTTTGATCAACTTCTTAACTACAAGACGAACAACTACATTAATATGAAGGACATCGGTGTGGTCGACTTTGAGTCAACGTCGTACATGAGAGGCGAGACGTTCGATCATACGATCGTGATATTCGACGAGGTACAGAACGCGTCTTTCCAGGAGCTCGATACAGTGATGACGCGCTGCGGTGAAAATACAAAGATGATCTTTGTGGGTGACGGTCGACAGGCCGATCTAAAGAGGAACGGGCTCGAAAGGTTCGTATCGATTCTTCGACTCATGGACTCTTACGGATCCGTTGAGTTCGGTGTGGACGATGTGGTTCGTTCCGGAATCGTAAAGGACTATCTGATAGCAAAAGAGGAGATACTGTCAGAATCATGAAGAGTAATGTGATTGACTTTTTTGATGCGTCGAATCGTATCCTTAATCGTAGGATCAACGAGTGCATCGATACAAACGAAGCGGTACTCGATACGTCGGACGTCGTGCTGACGGCTGACGATCTGGACTACGACGTAACGGTGACGGACGACTGTATCATTATCAATACAACATCGGTAGAGAGTGGAGAAGAGA